TATCTGTGTTTAATGGTTTAGGTACAGGTCTACCTGTTTTTGCTACTGCGATAAGTTCATTGGCGTCGTTGTATAAACCAATCGTAGTAATATATGGAGAAAAAGCACTTCCTGTGACATTTGATGCAATTACTCCCTCTGGACCAGAAACCGCTGTAGGGTTATATGTAAAATTCATTTCGGAATCTTTTACCTTACAGTGCACATTATATGTATAAATAGGTAAGTTTGATTTCCATCTTAACTTATGTCTACTGTATGTACTAATGTACCTAGCAGTGGTTGGATCTGTAATAATAGCTAATCCTTGGTTGTAAATTATATCACCAATTATTTTTTTTGGTTGAGTGAATAATTTTTCTGAACCGCTATATATTAAGTTCCCGTCTCCATCATCTACTATTTCAAATCTTTGTTGACCTTGGTCAATATCTGTATACTCCTCTTCTGACTCGTCAACATAGTCTCCTTCGTCAATAATATAATCTTCTGTGTCTATTTCGTTAGAACCATACCATTGGTATAAATTTTCAATATATTCACTAACTCCGGAAACTTTATCTACAATATACGAATCTTCTATATACTTATCAACTTCTTCTTGAATTGGTTTTATTGAGACTGTTCCAGGTTCGATATGAACACCGTAGATATCTTTAGGAAAGGATATAACTCCTACTTCAGACTGTAGGTATCTTGAACCGCTATATGTTAAAGTCGTCTGTAAGGATAAGTCTCTTGAACCTGAGAATATTCCATCTCCGGTTCTATCAGCGTAAAAAGAGTGATTTATACTATCAAAAACTAATTTTTCATATCTATCGTTTCTATAGTCAAGAGGGTAGGGGTAGCCTGGTGTTGAACCAGAAAACCCTCTTAATGTCTCTATTCCATAGTCACCTTGTAGACTACTTGTAACCTCCCATTGCTTCTTGGCTACGTAGTCAGATACAAATACATCTTGACGATTTAGTTTTTTGAACGTACTCATTCATTAATAATCAAGCTTGATTCTTACAAGAGCTTCTTTTGTGAAGTCTTTAAGTAGCGGTCTTGATAGTTTAGCTACAGCTAATAGATCGTTATTATCGTTATATAGTCCTACTGTTGTTACAAAAGATTGAGGAGAGTTAATCATTACATTGTGTCTGATTTCTCCTGAACCAGTTATCAGAGAGGGGTTAGTTGAGTAGTTAAACTCAGCGTTCCTAGCTCTAACGAATATAAAGTTAGAAGAGATGGTTTCTTCAGACTGTAATCTAAATCTTGGTTCTCTATTTAGTATATCGTATAATACTCTTGTATTAGCTGCTGATGTTGGATTATTGTTTCTATTAGTGCCTAATTTTAATCCTCCATCTTCAATATTACCATCTAGTGCAGCTCCGTTTAAAAGTATTACCCCGATGTCCGGCAAGAATTTACCGTAAGAACCTGAACCGTTTGTATATCCGTCTGAGTTTTTAGCTCCTGGGGATACCGTTCCTGTAGAACCGGAAATGAGTTCATAGACTCTTCCTGAATCGGAGAATGTAGTTGTAGCAACTAGGTTACTATTATCGGTTACTCTGATAGATGCTTGACTTCCTGATACATTAAGTACTAAATCTAGTGAACCCGGTAACAGTTTTTCTTTATACCTAGCTCTATCTACTGCAATTACGTAAAAGTATTCTGATGTCTGTGTTCCAAATGTAAATTTAGCTTCTTCATCTCCTAATACTAGGTTACGATACTGTCCGTAAAGAACAGATGAAGGTGATTTACCTGGTACGGTATCATTAAAAAGTAAGGATCCTGATCCTTTAGCATCAGCATATCCAATTGAGAATTGAACTCTCGATACATCTAGGTCAGAGCCTGTGTTATATAAGTTGTAGTAGTAATCTCCTGATACTCCACCGATCTGTGTAGATGAGGTATAGAATCTGTCTAATGTAACTATATCTCCTGTCCATACAGGGGCCGTTACTGACTCCGCACTAATTACTATATCTTCTTGATCAAATCTTTTGTATGACATAATTAGTTGGTTTTAGTAATTGTTACCGGTACTGTAATTCTAGCTCCAGAGTCTCTTCCTACTACTGTAATAGTGGTCTGTAGTCTTGTTCTGTCTCCGAATAAAGTATTGACGGTTGTTGAAGTTAGGTTAATAGCTGTACCAATTACTGATTTTGATACGTTAGTACCAAGCGTTGTTGCACTGTTTAGTGCTTCTGCTGCTTCTGTGTTAATTCCAACTCCAGTAAATGAGTTAAGAACTCTTGCATCTGCTATTGTAGCTGTGTATCCTCCTGCTTCAAAAGTAGAAGTAGCTCCCTGATAGTTTAATGTTTGTGGAGAGATTGCTAATGATGCTCCTTGTTTAAGAGTAATAGAAGAGTATCCTAAATCTAAAATTGGAAGTTTAGAAGTACCTCTAGGTAGAGTAGTAAGCTTATACTTCATAATTTGAGTCTCATCTGGAAAAGCTTCTAGTAGAGGCATATTTTCTAATGCTTCTCCGTAGAGAGCTGAACCTGATGGATGGGCTGGATTATATAAGGTATAATCGATTTCATCATCCGATAGGGCAAATTGTGTAATTTTGAAAGAACCATCGCCTCTAGCCAAAAGCTCTCTACCTTTTTTGGTCAAGATTGCATCGACGGTAATTATCGAATTGTTTAAGTATCCCATTTTGAAATGTGTTTATATATAAATATGGTTAGTTAAATGTTTTATTGTATTGAAGTTACTTGTCCAATTTCATCAGTAGTTATAATAGTACCTTTGTCTACAGAGTAGATTTTACTGTTTACTGCTCTAACGAATCTAGTTCCCTGTTCCTGTTCTAAAAAACTTCCTAGTTGTGGAAAACTTGAATAACTTTTATTAGGATGAGAACCAGAAAGCTCTGTATTAAAGAAGATATTAATAATTTCTCGATCAGACAACTGTATCTCTTTAATTGTTTCATTACTAGAATCATTTGGATGTAAACTTCCTTTAAATTCTTTTAAAGCTAAAGCAGGATCATTTCCTGGTATTGCGTTTGTATTAACTTTAGATTCAAAGTTATCGTAATTAAAATCAAAGATTGGTCCTGCTTTAGTTGTTTTAGTGCCTTGGTATCTACTACTAATTAATCCTATTTTAGTATAAGAGCAGTTCTGAAGTTCAGCTGGTTCAGCAGATTGTGACAGTATTGCTACTAAATTAGATGGAATAGCTGCGTTAGTGTTTCTATCTGCTACCTGTCTAACTGTGTTTAGTTTACTTCTAGCGGAGTTGCTTAGCAGTACGTTATAATCATTATTTATAAACGAAACTGCTACATAAGGTACAAATACAAATTCAGACTCATCGTAAATTACATTTCCGTCAAAATCTAATGTTTCAGGTAATTCATTTATTATAAAATCAGTTAATTGGAAAAAGTAATACCCTCTTCTTTTTTGTCTACCTAAGATTGAAGATTTAATTATTTGACCGTTAAAATTAAAACGAAATTCAGTAACCTCTTTTAATGCTGGTTCAATTTTTTTGTTATTTTTACTAATTACAGGCATAGTAATACCCTTTACAGTATAAGGTGCAACTGGGTTAGCATAGGGATACGAACCTGATACACTGCTACTGATTAGTAAGTTTGCATTACCTGTTCCCCAGTTCGTTGGATTTGCTCCTATAAATTCTTGTAATGTCATAATTAACTAAATCTTGCGTAGTACTCTGAACCGTATGTATTCTGTGTTTCAAAATAAATATTCAAAGTACTTGTATCTGTTATTAAATTACCTCCTGTAGCTGCATCATACCATCCGTCGAATGTACCTCCTGGGTAGTAAGCAGATGTTCCTTCAACTGTGAAGAACTCGTAAATATCATAATTATGATCATATGTAAATGATCCAGATGTTTGTGAAACTGTAGACGGGTATGTTAATTCTATAAATCCATCTGCTGACCCTGTGGCGTATATAGTAAATGCATCTCCTAAGTAGGTTGCTATAAGTTCTATATTACAAGATGCAGGTATCGGTTCAGATAAATTAAAAACAGTTAGGTCAAACTTAATGATTGGTTGTGCTGTTTTCTTAAAAACATTTACTCTATTTAAGTCTTTTGTTGTTACTCTTAGCCTGGACCCTGAGAATTCTCCTGTTAATTTTGGAGATTCTTTTATTTCGTTATACGGCGCTTTACCTAACGGTGTAACAATGGTCTGTTCATAATTAGTAGTAACACCATCTACAAATGCTCCTGCATTAGAGGCGGTGATTGCTCCTACATCTATAGAGCTAGTATATTGTTTCTCTTCCCAAGATACTTCAACCTGTTTTGCTTTACTTCTATTTAAAGAATGAGGCTGTATAATTATCCCAGTATTTACATTTGATCTTGCAGGTACAAAATCTCTAATCATTTTAAATAGAGAATTGTCGAAAAACTTAATTATATTTACAAATACTCTTGGATCAGCGAAGAAGTCTTCTCCTTCCCAGTAGCTATCCCAATTTTCCCAAAGTACTTGTATATCTTCCCATACCGGTGTATCATATGTAATAGCAAGTGCTATTCTGTTTAGTTTGTGGTAAGCATCGTCAGAATTATTCCTAGGATCTCCAATATAATCATCAATATCAAATGAACTAGTAATATGTAGGTTAATAAAGTTTTCAGCAATATCTTTGTAGTTAAATCCTACATCTATAGTATGTATATCGTCTGAGTATTTATCTTTTTCATTTACTACCGAGGTATATCTAGAAAGTGTGCTTCCGGTGACTATACTACCTGTTAGGTCTAATCTAATTTTATCTAGAGAACTTGTAGTATGTGAATACGGTCCTAAATATTTTTCTCTATCTATCTTTGCTCCTCCGTTTTGTCTAATTTCTAAAAGATTAGATGGTATACCGAAGCAGTTAATAAGCGCTCTTAGTCCACGCTCGGTACCTTTAGATTTTATTAATAAAGGTAAATTATGGTATATTCTTTTATAGATTTCTTTTTGATAGTTATCTACACCCATTGGCTGTAGTGCACTATGTTCAGAACCTGATAATATAGTTAAAGTCTCAGTAATAAGGGCTGAACCTGTTAAAGGTGCATCACCAATTAACATTGAGAATAGATTCTGATTGCCTGTATTATTACTATATAACTTTACACCAAAAGATTCAATAGCATCTTTAACTATATCTTTTGATATACCGTAATTTAATCTATTATCAGTATCATACTTATCTGATACAGATTTAAAATAAATCCAAAGATTATCAAAATGCTGTCCTATCATATTTAGGAACAACATATATGGCTGATTATTAGTATCTTCTCTTAAAAATAGAGGTACTGTATTAATTAAGTTATCACTATTAGTGTTATCATAGCTTTCAGCTATAGTAATTTGATCTGAATACCAAGTAGATGCTGATATATGTGAGCTAGGATAGTTACTGTATGGCTTTTCTGTATTAAGTTTAGGCCAGGAGTTACTAGTATTAGTAAAATATAAATACCTGTCGTAATGGTCGAAATTACGTACTATGCCGGATATTAAACTTTCATAATAATCTGTACTACCACTAACTGAATTACCTAAATATCCTGATTCTTTTATATTAGCTATAGAGGTTTCGTAGCTCTGTATTAAATCTAACTTATACTTAAAGTTTCTTAATCTTTCTTCTGCAGATGAAAAATGTATAAATTCGCTATAGTCGGTATAGTCTACGTCTATTTCTGCTCCGCTTTTATTAAAAAGAGAAAGTAGTTCATAGTTACTACCGGTAATAGGGTAACTAAAAAGCTCGTTATAATTAAAGTACTCCGTTGGAGAACTACTTTCCTCGCCTACTTCTACATTAAAATTAGGTCCAGCTAATTTTTTTGCTTCCACCTGTTCGGTGATAAGTTCGGCTAGTACTTGATACCCAATTGAATCGCTAATTATTTCTTGAGCAGTAAATATAGAGTTGACAGTTATATTACTATTGAGAGGTTCGTAGACTTTGAACAGAACTGCTGTGCCTTTAGTAGTTTCCTCTATTCCTACATTTATTACTTTAAACTCCTCAGTATCTGAAAATCTTAAAAATATATCTGGTAAGAAGGATGAGTTATTAATTCGAGAGATAATATCATTTACTCTATTTTTTAGAGAAGTATTATCTAAATCATTAGTAAGTGCTCTTATTTCAGTTTTATCAGCAGATATACTTTCAATAAACAACCTTAATGGTTTTTTAGTTTCAGAAAGTAGATCGTCAGTAAAGGAGTAGACTAATTTAACGTCTCCGTTATCATACCCGTACTTTTTTACATCTAAAGTAGGGTCTATGGTTAATTGAGAAGACCCGTCTTGACCTGCACCAGCTCCGGTGCCTGTTAAACTGTAATTTCTATAATCAGAATCCTGTTCTAATAAATCATCGTTTAGTGAGAAGATTTTTAATACAGCAGTATTTTTAGCTGAGTTAAAAGTGGTATTCACAGTAAAAGAGTCGATTAGATTCTTTTCCTTTTCTTTTACCGCTCCTGTTGTAACTAGAGTGGTAGTATCAATACTATTTAATATGTACTTATAATTAGCCACTAATGTTTTCTGTTTGGAGTTCGATTATTTCTTGATTTGCTTCTAATAACTGCTGTCTTAATTGTGCTATCTCATCTAATAAAGGCTGTATGTCTTCTGTGTCTTTATCAAATTCTAATAAAGCTCCGCTTGTCTTAATAAGGTATTCATGAGAATTCTGTTCACCGTTTAGGGGTATCTCATTAAATAATTCTTCATAGAGTACAAAAAAATCCTCAACAGTAGGTGCATCTTCTATTAACTCTGGTTGACCAAAAGTATTAAAAGATCTATCCACGACTTTATCAAAATCGCTTTTAGTAAGTTGAGTTTTTTGTATTTTAATCTGATTAGCCATTTCTAGTTACCTTAAATGTATTGTTATTATCTATAATTAAAGTACTGTCGTTGACTGTAGTCTTAACTAATAACCTGTAAAATCTTTCTGGTTGAAGCGATCTCATATATACGCTAAAATAGCTACTTGTATTGTCTGCACTTATCTTTGTATATTCACTAAAGTTAACTATCATTTCACCGCTAAACTCATCTTTTATTGCCCAATATGAATTAGATGGTAACTTATATTCTTTTAGATATATGGATGTAGTACTAAATTCTCTTTTCGGATACTTAGGTCTAGTGGATAACCTAAACTTAACAGTATCTGAGTCTGCATATTTAGTCTTAGCATTTTTTATAGTTATGTTTACTGTATCAGAACCAGATAAGGGTGCTTCTATATTTTCTAGAGTTGAACTATAGTTACTATCATCCCATTTAAACTCTAGGTAGGGAGGGAAAATAGTATTAGTATCTGAACCGAAGTATTTTAGGTTTATAGAAGATGTAGTATTGTTTTCTAAACTATCTTCAAGTTTTAAAAGTATACCGTTATTTTGTATAGAACTAGTTTGCTCTACTACTATAGAGGAAACATCAATATCTAAATCGTGATTAGAGTTTACTGTTTTTATAAGTGAACTATTTGGTGAGCTTAAATAATCACCTCCTAGGTTGCTCCATAGTTCTGTTTGGTTAGCTCTATGTTTCCAAGTAACTCCTGTAGTGTTTAAAGGTTTATCATCTCTTTTACCAGTACCCATTACCCAGGAGGTAGAGATGGGGTATGCTTGTATAGTATAGGTTTGAGGAAGCTCTCCTGCTTCGGCAAGTGATAGGTGTAAACTTGCGGACCATTCACCTGTTACTTCTGAGTTCAAAGCAGTAGTGATATCGTTTGAATTGAACTGTATAAGAGTTCTTTGCTTATTTGATACTTGATTTATATCTTTATAAGTGCCGATTTCTAATATCTCATCTTTACCTGCATTCCCATATGTTCCAACGAGATCAGCTTCAGACCAGATAATAGTATCTTTTTCGGGGTAAATTCTATATACTGCCATATTATAGTGTTGTTACTCTTCCTTCAATATCTACATTTGGGTACTTTACTTCAAATATACTAGGATCAAGAGAAGGGTATACTACGTTATTTTTAGTAGCACCTTTTACATCATATCCGTATTCTGAGTATTTACCTCCTGTTTTGTTTATTACTTCTATTTTTTCTACTGTCTGTACTCCTTTTACACCATCTAGTAAAGTATAAGCTGGTGATAGGTTAATTGGTTCGTTTATTGAAAAACGGTTTATGTTAAAAAACTCTTTTAACCTGTTGGTACATTCTAGTAGTACATCTCTCGAAATTGCAGAAGGTAGTGTTACTACTTCGAATTTAACTCCTATGTTAACTACAAATGCATCTAAGATGTTAACTCCGTCTGCTATCATAATAAATTGAGATAGGTAAGTTTTTAAATTCTCTTTTAACGTATATGGAGTATTAATTAGTTTACCTTCGTTATTATAAGCTAAAGTATATAGTGAAATTGCTAAGGGATTACTACTTAAAAGACTGTTTCCTGTATCTACAGCCTGTGCCTGCGTGACGTATACCTTAGCTATTGAACCAAAGCGTGAGGGTAAGGATAACGCTCTTACTGCATAATCTTGAAGTGTGACTGTTCTTTGTTGTTCTGCAAAAGAACGTAAAGAGTTCTGTCTTAGTTCCTCTATACTGTCGCCATCTTTCCCTCCAGAGGCTGGTTTTATATTATTAAAAGCTAAGGTGTCTTGATATGTTAAGTCTGTAGCTGTCGAGGTAGCTGTTACTATATTGGTTATAGTGTTAGATGGTACGTTAGCCCCAACTCCTCCTCCTGTTATGTACCTTATAGTTAGAGTTGTATTAGAAGGGGCAAGTCCATAAGTGCTGGTAAATAAGAAATTAGAGGGGTCATAGGCTTTGTATAGCTCTCCAGTTCCAGTACCATCTGTTATACTGTTATTTAATCTAAAAGGGTCTGGTAAAAATTCATCTTCGTTACTACCTGCAATCCCTGAGCCAAATTGTATTTCTAGTATACCTTTGGATGTAAACCTAGTTACAAATCTACGTGGTACTTTTTTTAATTTTAATTTGTTAGGAGCAACGTTACTATCTGAGTTTGTGTTTAGCTCTTCGCTAAAAACAGTATCTTGCCCTAAAAATGGTACCTCCGTCCATATGTTTCCATCGCTATCAGTAATGTCTAATACTCTTATTATATTATCTTCATCTATTTTTACTGTAGCGAATTTTTCTGCTAGAGTATACGTTTTAGTTGTAGTATTTATTGTGCCAGAATATGCTTTTACTTTTTTAGATATAATAAATTCAGCTGGATTACTGTTCTCATCTAAGGAAAATACTTTTACATCTGTCGGGTCATAAGAACTAGAGAAAGTAAAATCAATTGGTTTAGATGTTATAAAAGTTGGATTGTTTCCTACATCTGCACTTACTACTGAACCTTCGTTAATTTTTAATGCTTGATCCCAGTTAGGTTGATAGTTTAAACCTAAAGAAGATATATTTTGAGTTACTGTTAACTCTACCTCTGAAGCTGATGTCATTTTTGGCTTATACCCCATCATATAGGCTAAGGAGTACAAATTAGCAGGGTTTTTAGCGTGCTGCAAAAAAGTTTCCTGAAGTTGAGTGTCTTGGTAAAACGATAACACATCTCCTACATATGACGCCATTTCAATAAACATCATCCCAGGGGATGTTGGAGAGAAATCATTATATGCGTCAGGAAAGTAATTTTTGGCATACTCTATAAGTTGATTCTTAAAGTCACCAAATTCTTTGTTAATATATTTTATATCTCTACTCTCAGCCATTACTGTTCGAAATTAATTATTACTTCATCCTCTATATTTGTTCCTGTAACTCTATACTTTAAACTAAACTGTATAGTACCTGTTTCTGGATCTCCAACTGTTGATATGTCTATTGGTACAACTTTAGGAAAATATATGGATAAATCATCTTTTATTATCCCATCGATTTGTCGTACGGTTGATTCATTTAACGGTTCAAACAATAAGTTTTGTAATTGATTACCAAATAATGGATTAAGATACCTCTCTCCTCTTGCTGTAAGAAAATAGTTGATTAGATTAGTTTTAATAGCGTCACTAGATTGGTAAGTAGATGCAAATACACTTTTGCTAGAAAATGGCAAAGCTACACCTACAGCTTTTCTAGGCTGTAAATCTAAAGGGTCTATTTTTTTAACATCAAAAGGCATACTATGTTAGCTGTCCGCTACTTTTTTTATTAGCTAAATCTAAAACATCTTTAGCTTTTTGTACGAAGTCTAATTTAGATAGATCTAAACTACCTTGCATTGCTTCAACAGAAGTCATCCCCATGTTAGCAGCTTGTGTGGTAGCTAAGGAAGGTTTAGAGGCTCCTGCATTATTTACTATGTTATTGTAATCTGTACCTGTCATTTGACTTTTAGTCATATTAAGCATTTCCTGTAAACCTGCTGGTGTATTGCTAAAATCTAAATTTGTAGATTTAGGTACAGGGGGTAGCCCTATCATTTCAGCTAACTCCTGCTTAGATGGTTTTTTAGCTGATGACCAGTTACTTGTTCCTGGTTCTGGTGCTGGGCTATATTTTAGTGAGTTTGGTGTAGATGCAACTTTTACTGCTTCTGTTAACACTTCTTGTAACTCTTCCTTAATAGCTGCTCGCACTTCTTCTCGTATGATTTTACGTAATTGATCGAGTTTCATATATATAAATAGTTAAATTATGGAAGTTGATTATCTAATCTAAATTTTACTTCATCTAATAGTACATCAGTATCTGAACTAAAAGACGGCTGTCCTTTTATTACTGCCACTCCTTCATCTAGTGTTCTTGCAACACCAAATCTTCTTGGTGCAATCTCAGGTGAAGTTGGGTCTTTTTCTATCTCTAAAGCATATGTAATTCCATTTTCAGCAGTATACGTAAATGATCCTGGAGCTGCTTTGTCTTTTGGTGTAAGGTTTTGTAGTGAGTCTAGTAGTTTTTTAATATTGTCTTTAAAAGCATTTTGAGAAGTATCTCCAACTCCTTGACCTCCAATTCCACTTCCTCCTTGACCTCCTTGACCTCCTGTTCCACTTCCTCCTTGACCTCCAGTTCCAGTTCCTCCTTGACCTCCAGTTCCACTTCCTCCTTGACCTCCAATTCCAGTTCCTCCTTGACCTCCAATTCCAGTTCCTCCTTGGCCTCCTGTTCCAGTTCCAAGATTACTATCATTTATCTTTCTTAGGCTTTCGGTTAAAGCTTTAATAGCTCTATCTATACCCTGCTGATCGTTATTAAGATCTGATTCAGTAAATGCTCCGTTTTTTCCAGTTCCTGTACCTGCTATTACAACGTCTGTTGCTCCGTTGTCTATTTCATCTTGAGTACCTAGTCTTTTAATATTAGATAAGTTACCAGAATTATCTAAAGTAGAATTACCAACGAAAAGAGGTCCAAGAGTAGAAAAAATAGTAATACCATCATCATCCATTAAACCTAAATCTTTTAACTCATCTTCATTTATGTTACCGTTGTTTAGATCTTCTTGAATTTGAGCTGATACTTGGCAGGAAGAAATTGCAGATTCTGTTCTGGATAGTATGTCTGATATTGCAGAAAGTTGTGAGGTGGGAGTTTCTAGTACCGCCTCTATACCTGTTATAATTTCATCTATCTGATTTACCATTTCTTTTAGTTTTACTAAAAGATCTCCATACTTAACTGTGATATTAATTGGTATACCAAATCCAGGTGGAACAGACTGCGGTATAGGAAGAGAAGAAATTACTTTTATAATTACTTTTAAAGCTTTAACTGGTACTTTAAGTGTTTTAGGTAGCTTTTTAAACTTATTTAACCTACCGTTTATGCTTGATAAACTCTTGTTTAAATTTTGCTGTTTATTTTTTAGTCGATCTAACTTGCCCAACGTAGGACATCCTGCTACTCTAAAAGAGTCGGAAATTTGTGTTGTTTGAGCAATTACATTTGCAGATAGCTTACCTTGCAGTTTACCTACAATTTTAGCAATCCCTGCGGACATTCCGCTCTCTGGTAAATTAACGTATGCCATTACTCAGTAAATACTTTTTTAGATTTCAAATTAGGTATTCTATTTTTTAAAATAGGTATAATTGGAAGTATAGCGTTACATAAAGCGATTACTTTAGCAACAAATACCGGTGGGGAGGGTGGTGCAGTAGCTATACCTTTGACTAGCTGTTCAAATTGACTTAACCAATCTTCCAGCCATAGTGCAGTAGTTTCTCCTTTTAACACAGGTTCTTGTTCTCTTTTTAATGCGGCTACTCCTAAGTATATTTTCTTAGCATCTAACCCTACATATTCTTCTCCGTCTAAGCTTACTGTTTTAGCATTTAAACCTATACCTTCTTTAGCTGAGAATAATGCATGCTCATCATAAGCATTAAAATATAAACGACCAGAGTTAATAATTACCTGAGCTCCTTTGAATTTATTTGCTTCTTCTGGTTCTTCACTCCAAGCATCTCTCTTTATATTTGCTTGTTCTAGATCTATAGTATGATCTGATGTAAGGTATATAGATGATTTATCTTCATTAATACTTTCTATTATTGCTTCATCTCCTGTACCAACTTCTTTTTGTCCGTTCTTTAATATAGTAAGCGGCTGTCCATTATTACTGTCGTCAATCCATTCGTTGGAATCAAACTTAGTGCCCGTCATCCTAATAGATTGACCGTGTCTTCCTTCTATAGAAATATCACCAGGGAATAGTTGCAAAGGATTAACTTTATCCACTTCTTCAAAATACTCTCCTAAGTCCGCTTGACTTTCTTGATCATCGAATTGTATTGTATCTGGGTAAGCATTATGGTGAGGATGGTTCCATAATGGTGAAATTGTCATCCAGTACTTTTTTTGTGCTTTAGGTCTTCCTTCTCTATTCTCAGAAGGTTGAGATATTAAATCTATAATCTCACCTTTTAAAGGGACCCTCCTTATATTAGGATTACCGCAATAAGCAAATGATAAATCTTGATCTTCTCCTTCTTCTCTTGCTGCATTTAGAGGTCTATAAAATACTCCATTTAGACTTTGAGATTTACCGTAATCGTTATATTTAGGATGAAAGGCATCCATAATAACATCTACTACTCTCCCGTAAAGACCAGATGGTGTTGCAGTAGTACTTGATAAACCACCTCCTCTTCTGGAAGTTTTGAGTCCTGTGTTAAATGCCATCTTCGGTTTCTGCAGAATTATTAGATACTTCTTTTGCCTGCTCTTCTAATGCGTTAGTTTCATCTAAGAGATCTTGTAGATCAGAAAAGTCAAAGTCACTTCCAGTTTCTCCTTTAGCTTGAGCGCTTTCCATCCTTTGAATGATTGTCGCTAACTTTACTAATGCATCGTCATTCTTTACTCCTATTTCCATATATTCTTTTATCATAGGAACAATAAGAGTTGCGTCACCTATACTCTCAATGAGAGGTTTTAATTCACTTATTAATGACTTTACCTGTCCTTTAGTCTCTTTTGAATTGTCGTAGATTTCACCAAAAAGATCAGATAGAGTTTTTCCTTTAAATATTTCTTTATCTAAACTCATAATAGTTATTTATAATAAATAGACTTACAAAGGATTATTATTTAATAACCCTTGATCGTAATAAAATAAATACTTCCTCATCCATTCTTCCTTTAGAATAGATATAACTTTAGTAAGATGCGGTGTTTCACAATCTGTCATCTCTCGAATATAGATGTATAGAGCTTTCTTTTTAAATAGATCTAAATCATGACGTGTCTTAAATATAGTAAGAACAGCATCTGCTATTTGTTTATCTGAGTTTTTTATGAAGAGATTATCTAGATCTTCATACATCTCCTCAACCCATTCGTCTAAGAAGTTAGAGAGTGAGATAGCAGAAGGAGAATCTAGATCTAAAGAGAATTCAAATGAATCCTCTATATCAGAAAAAGAACCTATCTGTTTTAACCGCTTGTAGTTTTTATTATTGTAGTTAATTAACCACCTTTTAACGATGGTGCCGAAGTAGGAATAAGCTTTTGCTCCATTATCAGGATCAAACTTCATTATTTTCTCTTCTAATAAGACTGCAACAATTTCATGCTTTAAGTCCTCTATTTTTTCTACATCTGTATAATAAAACTTAAACGTATGTATTATATTCTCTGCTAATTTATAAAAGGGTAAGTAAATGTGCTCTGTAAATATTTTAGCTCGATATTCCGAATCTGTAGAGACATTATATTTTTTTATATATTCTTCTGTTTCTGAAGTAAAGTAATTAGCTTTGGATTTCTTCCTTGCCATAATTATCTGGGAGCATATATCTGTTCAATTCATTTTGAACTTCTTTCATTTGATTAAAAAACTCACCAACTTCGTCATCTGATTGAAAAGTCCCTTGCTCATCTAAGGTCTTTAAGTGTTGACGTGAAGCAGAAACTGTTTTAGATATATTTTGAAGGTATTCTACCTGATCTTTAACTACATCTTCGTAATTTTCCACTTTTTTTAGTAGGTTATTAATAATATACACTAAAACTAGACTAAAGGCAACTAAAACTCCAATTAATATTTGATAAACTAACATTTT